GAAGATTGGGGCTTACTCCAAGGACTTCGGCGACCACTTCGACACGGTTATCACGAACAAGGAGGCGGGGTTGTCCGTGACAGCCAACGCACAGACCAAGAACAAGGACACCTCTGACTACTGCACTGAAATGGTGGAGAAGTTCTGTTCCAAGGGTAACGGACAGACGCACGCACCACGAAGAGAGAGAAGGCACGAGTATGTCAAGATAAACGCCAACGGGAAGAAGGACTTGGCGGCTGCAATGCTCGCCTTGGACGAGACCCGTGCCGTGAAGTTCATCGAGGACTTTCACACTATCTCCCTCCTCATCAAGATGGTCGGCATGGTGTATGACGATATGATTTACTTCTTCGAGGATATGACGCCGAAGGGGATAAAGCAGACTGTCAGCAATGCGGAGAAGGACATAATGAAGCTCTTGAACTCGGTTTGCGGCTTCGTGCCGAAGGAGGAGGACAAGAGGGTGAACGAGAACTGGACGATGAACGACATTTGGGACGACAAGATGTATCGTGTAGCGGAGCTTCTTAGGGAGCGCATCAACCTTATCGTGAACCACGCCTTCGAGGAGAGCAGCATTTGGCGCATTGGCGAGCTAGACAACAAGCTGAACGAGCTGTTCACGGAGGAGTATCTGAAAGAGAGACGCAAGCAGATTTACGAGGGTGTCAAGGAGCGTGTGAGAATATTCCCGTTTGAAGAGAAGAATGGCTAGTACCTGCAATACATCGGCGAGCGCATAGCGAACGGAAGGATTGGGGTGTTCCCGAGTCCGTGGTGCTATGCCGTTCGCCTAGTTTATTTGTCAGAAAGGAGTAAACAAGGAAACAACATTGAGATGGCTACGATAGAAATGGACTATTCGGTCTTTGGCGAGAACGAGGAGCTTGTCCGCAAGGCGCATCAGGACTTTCAGAGGCAGTATTCCCGCTATTGGAGCGAGAAGGAGGCTGAGAAGTTCAAGCCGATAAAGAAGACACCAAGGGCAGAGAGGGCGAAGGTCGCCCGCCTAGTGTTCGACAAGATGCGAAGAAGGATAAGGAAGGCAGAGACGGAGGCGCAATGGTACGACATCGTGGATGCCGCCATTATCGAATACCTCATGCAGCTCAAAAGGCTTGCGGAGGAGGGGTACACCGTAAGGTATGCTGGCATAGGGAGGTTTTACAGCATAAAGGGCGAACTAGGTTTCAAAGCCGCCACAAAGAACGAGAAGTAAGATGCAGAGGATAGACAGCTACAACATCAAGGCTATTCCAATGACGCACAAGTACGCATTGGTTATGAAGTTCAATGACGCATACTTCCTTCTTGTCAGTGCCGTAACTAAGGACTCTTCGTATATTACCAACGTGGCAAGGCGGACGCAAGTGATAGGAGGGGAGATGCAGGTGATAAGTGTGGATAAGTTGAAAGAGGAGCTAGGGGTAATTACGAAAGAGGAAAACAAACGTAAGAAACGTAAGAAAAAGAAACTTAAAAAAACTAACTTTGGATTATGAACTATTCAGTAAGGATTGACCTTGCCAAATTGCAAGGAGCGACGTTGATGAACATCAAGGGCAAGACGGCGACAAAGCGTTGTCTTCTGATTCCCGTTGACGATGCAGACCTCTTTGTTGGCGAGAAGGGCGTATATCTTGATGCCGTGGCTTGGGAGCAGAGGGAGCAGAAGTACGACAGCACCCATTGTGTCAAGCAGTCGTTCCCCAAGTCAAAGATGGACGCTATGACGGAAGAGCAGCGGAGGCAGCTCCCTATCCTCGGTTCGTTGAAGCCAATGCAGCAGCAGGGCGGTATGCAGCCATCGGACACCTACGAGGCGACGACGATTGCGGAGAACGCCGATGATTTACCATTTTAACTAAATCTTATACATGAGTAAAAGAGTGCTTCTAGACGATTTAGACATTCAAGACCTTACCGCTCGGCTTGGCAATGAGCTAAGGAGGATAAGGCGCTATCAGGAACTGACTTTGCAGGAGGTGGCTGAAAAGATTGGCAACGGATTGACTAAGCCGCGTCTTTCACTCATAGAGAACGGTTCGGTCGGGTTGAGGGTCAGTTTGGGAGTTTATTTGCGACTGTTCGCCTTCTATGGCGTGGAACTGCATCTAGTCAATTCCGGTGAGCTAGCTGACGCAGTATTCTTAAGGCGAGAGGCGGAAGAAGAGGGGAAGGCGTAACGAAGTCACGGCTGTCTCTCATAGAGAACGGTGCTGTCGGGCTACGTGTCAGCCTTTCAATGTACATCCGTCTATTCTCCTTCTATGGTGTGGAGCTGAGGCTCTACGACAAGGAGGACAAGTTGGCGGTGCGGCTCATATCAAGGGACGAGCAGTGACGGGTTCTCTTCCTAGTGCCTGGATAGAAAAAGTATGGGGACGGTGATTTGCCGCCCCCATACTGTTATACAATAACCACCTTCAACCATTTGAAGGAGAAGCCGCTCGGCAAGGTCGTGCTGCCCTCGGGCAACCTTCCGCCTTGCAGTTGCGCCACGTAGAGAACGTCTCCTGCGCCGAGCTTCACGTTGATTCGGTTGCACGGCAGTCCCAATACGGCAGCCGTATCTGTATGTCCTATGGCAGACACCGCCCCCGCAAAATCGGGTTTCTCCACCTCGGTAACACTTAGGTTACACGGGAAGCTGTCAATCATTTGCAAGCTGAATGCGTTGCATATATAGGTCGTTTGCATAGTAAAAAAACGGTTAACCTATACACCGCAAGGTTCATTGTTGTTGTGACTATTAAGCCGCCATAACCTCGATGAGGTTGGCCTTCTTGAAAGACCTAAATTCGCCCTTCTCAATGTCGTAGTAGACCTGTATCGTGTCGTTGGGCTTGCGGTAGCCCTTGACGGGCGTAGAGGGCAAGAAGTCAACACAGAGAGTGCCGACCGCCTCGCGGATTGTGCCGTCAACCTTGCGAAACTTGAACTTGACGATGCCCGCCTTCAAGGCTGCCAATGTCTTAGCGAAGACCCAGCCTTGCGTGATGCACTCGCGCCAAGTCCAACCAAGAATGTTGAACGTCTTCGCCGTCTCGATTGCCTTCTTGCAATTCGCCCGCCTTGCGAGCTCTTTTGCGCTAATGATGTTTGCCATAACTCTAAGATTTTAAGGGTTGCCTTTTCTCTTGTGTTTCTATTATCTTATACGGCAAAGTTACCCAAATGTTTCACAAATACAAAACAAATAGGGTAAATATTTTCGATATTTCTGAAAAAATATCGTGTTATCACTTCAAATGTCGTTATTTTCATATTTTTGTGTCCGTGTGTATAAAATACATTCAAAAATTACGTAAAAATAAAATCTGGGGAATGAATAAGTCAAAGCACGACTATGATAGTGACCGATTTTACGGACTAGTCGGGAAACTTGCCGAGAATGGACTAAACGACAAGGAGATTGCGGACTGCCTAAGCCTTTCATACCTCTCGTTCTCCCAAATGAAGAATGGTTGCTATGCGGGGTGGAATGCGGAGCAGAACAAGAAGCGAAGCGAAAGGATAAAGGAGATACTTCAAGCGTCACGGAGGAAGGTTATCGCTGCGGTGCGGACAACATACATCAAGGCGGCTTTGGGACATATCCGCATAAAGTCGAAGGTTCTCCGTCACGTGGAGGTGGCTTGCGAGTGCGGAGGTGGAGACCCGAACTGCACGAAGTGCGGAGGTATCGGTCGTGTCCCGCTGTCAGACAGGGTCATCATTCAGGAGACGGAGACGGAGACACCGCCAAATATGCAGGCTCTCGCCACAATCCTCCATCAGCACGACCCGGATTGGATTTCCGCTAAGGACTTGAAGAAGCTGGATTCCGACCTTCCGAGCGAGACCAACAAGGGCGTAGACATCGTTGCTTGGCTAAAGAAGGAGATGGAGGACAAGGCAAGCGAGGAAGAGACGCAGGAAGCGGAGGTCGTTGACGATGAAACCACGAAGGAAAAATAGAAAGCATTGATAGAGATGGAGAAGAAGGATTGGAAAGGAGCTTTAATCTCGTTTGAGAAGCGGGATGGCAAGGTGATGGTGAACGCCACGGAAATGGCGAAGCCGTTCGGGAAGACTTGTAAAGATTGGCTTAGGACGGAGCAGTCTCAGCAAATTATTGCAGCAGTATGCGAGAGGCAGAAATGCCACTCGACTGATTTGGTTGTAGTTACATACGGAAATGATGGCGGCACGTGGATGCACGAGGACATTGCTCTTGTATTTGCGCAGTGGCTATCTCCCTCCTTTTACATTTGGTGTAACGACCAAATCAAGGAGCTTATGACGAAGGGCGTTGTCGCTCTACCAGGGGACTACCTCTCTGCATTGAAGGCTCTTGTCGTTGCCGAGGAGGAGAAGCAGCGTCTCGCCTTGGAGAACAGCTCAATGCGTCCGAAGGCGGACTACTTCGATGCCATAGTAGACAGAAACCTTTTGACGAACTTCCGAGACACGGCAAAGGAACTGCACATTAAGCAGACTGACTTTATCACTTGGCTTGAAGGAAGGGGGTTCATATATAGGGACGCAAGAAAGCAGATTAAACCTATTGCGCAGTGTGTCGAGGACGGGTGGTTCGAGATGAAAGAGTATACGAAGGGAGACCACGCTGGCAACCAGACACTGATAACACCGAAGGGACGAGAGACCTTCCGCCTCCTTCTGTCTGTCGGTAAGAACGAGAAGGCGATAACGCCCAATGGGGCTGAATAAGATATACAAGGGCGACTGCCTAAGATGAATGATACACACGCACGATTGTTATAGACCGCTTTACGAGGACAAGGAGCATTTCATAATCCTTGTCACCGGGGGGCGTGGCTCAGGCAAAAGTTACGGAACGGGCGCATTCATAGAGCGACTGACGTTTGAGCAGGCTAAGGACGATATGGGGCAGAAAAAGGTGCATAACGTCCTCTACACTCGCTACACGATGGTCTCCGCTGGTATATCCGTCATACCCGAGTTCTTAGAGAAGATAGAGTTGGACGGGACAGGCAACTTCTTCCATTCGACAAAGACCGACATAGAGAACCTTGCAACGGGAGCAAGGATAATGTTCCGAGGCATAAGGACGAGCAGCGGCAATCAGACGGCAAAGCTAAAGTCTATCCACGGCATCACCACTTTTGTCGTGGACGAGGCTGAGGAGTGGACGAGCGAGAACGAGTTCGAGACGATTATGTACTCTATCCGACAGAAGGGCATACAGAACCGTATCATCATAATAATGAACCCTACGGACTCCAACCACTTCATCTATCAGAAGTATATCAAGGACACGCACAAACTTGTGGACTATGACGGCTTCCCCGTTCAGATAAGCACCCATCCCAACGTACTGCACATACACACCTCTTACCTTGACAACAAGGAGCATCTTTCAGAGCAGTTCCTTACTGAGGCGGCGGCAATGAAGGAGAACGACCCCGACCGCTATGCTCATATCTTCATGGGGCGTTGGACGGATGTTGCAGAGGGTGCAATCTTCAAGAAGTGGGGTGTTGTGGACGAGTTTCCAGCCAATGCAAGGAAGGTGGCGTGTGGTGTGGATTGGGGTTACACTAATGACCCTTCAATCATCATTCGCTGCGGAATAATAGACAACCGCCTATATCTTGACGAGGTGTGCTACAAGACATATCTGCTAATTAAGGATTTAATAACGGAAATGCGTCAGCCTGATGTTCAAGGGTTGAAATTCTATGCAGACAGTGCCGACCCGAGGCTCATTCAGGAGATTGCGAACGGCGGAGTGCTTATCTACCCCGTATCAAAGGGAAGCGGCTCTATCATAGCAGGGATAGAGAAGATAAAGGATATGGAGCTGTTCGTGACAAAGCGTAGCCTAAACCTTCAAGACGAGCTGCGTAACTATACGTGGGATAAGGACAAGGATGGAAAATTCATCAATCAGCCAATAGACAAGTACAACCACTGCTTTACAGCCGACACGCTCATTGTAACAGAGGAGGGAGAGTGGCCTATTGTGGACATCATGGTTGGCGATTACGTCTTGACTTCGCAAGGCTTCCGAAGAGTAGAGCGTTGGTTTGACAATGGGACGAAGGAGGTTGTTGAATACTCAGTCACATTGCAGAATGGGGCGAAGGTGAAACTTGTGGCAACTGACAACCATCGCATCAAGACGGAAGGAGGTTGGTGTGAGTTGCGTAATTTGAGGGTCGGCAATAGTATCTATTTGTATCAAAACGCGATGCAGCCGCAAAAAATATCAAGCATAGAGGCAAGGAAGGTAGGGGCGAGACGGGTCTATGACTTGCAAGTCGAAGGCGTGCATGAGTATTACGCCAACGGAGTGCTTGTGCATAACTGCATCGACGCTGCCCGCTACTACATATTAGGACACATTCTCGGTCAAGTACTCGCTCCGAAGAAGTACGACCGCTCCCGTGTTGGTATATTCTAAACAAATCAAAGAAAACGTTATTTTTGAACCTCAAACGAAACAGATAATGGATAACTACCTATTGAACATATTGCAGCTGTTCAAGAACGTCACCTTAAACTCCGATGGTGTGAAAAGGCAGCTGCTGCAACATCTTCAAGCGAAGAAGGTCAACGAAGCCATCTCGCTTATGACCTCACACTACGAGGAGGTGGACAATGCAATCTCTGAGTACAATCCGCAGACCCACAGGGTTATGTTCCGAGAGAACAAGAACCGCAACGATGGCACCACATACTTCACGGAGAAGCTGCCACGTTCACGGCAGAAGTACATTAACGAGGTCGAGCTGTTCTTCCTCCTCGGCGAGAATATCATTTGGACGCAGGACGGAGGAACGCCCGAAGCCTTTGCAGCCTTCAAGCAGTTTCTGACGGATACTCACTTCAACGCAAGGACGAGGACTGCCAAGAGACTTGCTGGTGCGGAGACGGAGTGCGCCAAGCTCTACAACATCTACAAGCGCAATGGCGAGACGCAAATCAATTCCGTAATCCTTGCACGCTCCACGGGTTACGACATACGCACCCTCTTTGACGCTTACGGCAACCTCATAGCCTTCGCCTACGGATATAAGCAGAAGGAGGATGGGGGGATGGTACAGCACTGGGACATTCAGCTTGCCGAGCTACTTTTCTTTACTAAGCAGACAGCGACAGGCTTTGAGGTTAATACCCTCCCTAACCCTACGGGCAAGATAAACGTTATCTATGCACGTCAGCCGAAGGCGTGGGAGGGCGTGGAGCAGCGTCTGCATAGGGAAGAGATGCTGGATAGCAAGATAGGAGACACGAACAACTATTACGCTGACCCGATAGCTTGCGCCACCGCTGATGTCATTGAGAATATTGTAGACCCCGACAAGCCGGGCAAGCTAATCCAGCTTAATGGCCCGAACTCCTCTTTCTCTTACATCAACCCGCCTCAGCAGTCGGAGCTGCGTAGAGCGGAGAAGGAGGATTTGGTCAAGTCCATACTCTTCGACACCTTCACGCCCGACCTCTCCTTTGAGAATTTGCGAGGTATGGGTACGCTTTCGGGAGCCGCCATCAGAAACTCCTTCATTCTCGGCTATATGAAGAGGACGAGAAACATAGAGATTTGGGAGGAGCTGATACAGAGGGATAAGAACCTAATTCTTGCTATGCTGCCTATCCTCTACCCAACCGTCTCCTTTGCAGACTTCGATGTCTCGTTCGAGTTTGCCGAGCCGTTCTCGCAAGACAAGATGCAGAACTGGGCAATGGTTGCGCAACTCTATAGAGCGGGTCTAATGTCTCTTGACACGGCACTTGACCAGATAGACATCGCCAAGGACAAGGATGCGGAGATGGACCGCATAGCTATGGGAGTGCAATCGCAGGAGGAACAGCAAGAAGAGCCTACGGAAGGACAGCCGAACGAGCCGCAAGAGGGTGAGGGGACTGTCGAGGAAGATGAAGTCAATGGCGAGGAGATAACAAAATAGAATGGACTATGCTTCTGAATGTCAGAATTTACAAGCAGTATTTCGATGCCATACTAAAGGGGGTGAAGACTACGGAGTATCGCACAATGAGCGACTATTGGATGCGAAAGCTCGTAGATGTCTCGAAGTACGGCAAGGATATAACAACGGAGCAGGATTTGCGCACCGCCATTCAGGACGATGCCAAGCCGACGTTCCGCGACTATGACCGCATACGATTCTTCTGTGGGAAGCAGACGGCGACCTACAAAATCGTCTGCATACGTGTCTATCCCCATCACGACTGGTTTGCCATAAAACTTGGTGAACGTTTGGAATAGGAGCGGGCGAGACAAAAAGAAGGGCGGGGTTGTGAGCCTCGCCCTTTGCCGTCTCTGTCGGTGACTATACCATAAAGTCGTCCGCAAGTCGGCGCAGCCCGACCATTCGTAAGGCGTGTTGAAACTCGTGTACGTATTTGATATTCACACTTACTTTAGGATAAGTGTTTATCTTATGCCCTATGGACACAAACACAAGACCCCCTATTTCTATAAATAGACGATAATCATCTACCCAAAGACGATAATAATCATCACTATCATGATGGAACCCATTCTTTTCGAGAATGTCCCTTGTCAGCGGTATGGGAAGTAGCTTGTCGTAGCCGTAGGTTATTATACGGGGGTCATGCTCTTGAACGTTGGCAATCGTCATTGTGCATAATCCCAAATCACCGACTCTTTCTGTGGTAGGCTCTCGGAGTGGGCGTTTGCACATCACCCAGTCGCCAATCATCAACTCTGTTTTATCCATAGTCGTATTGTTCATAACTCTAAGTATTAAGGGTTGTTTCTCTTGTGTTTCTATTTATGTATACGGCAAAGTTACCCAATGTTTCATAAATACAAAACAAATAGAGAATAATTTGAGAATTTCTTGTAACAATTAGTTTTCTTTGGCTCGGAGTGCTATTCTTGCAGCATACAAAAGATAAAGACTATGGCGACCGAGAATGCACGCTATAAGGCACGGAAGCGATAAGAAAATCTTGTAACAAACATCAAATATGTTGGAAGGTTTGCTTTTGGTCATACTGACAACTATATTTGAAGCGACAACGGAAGTTTAACACTAAATACTTAATACTATGGCAGGAGAAGCAGCGTGGTATTCGGCTAAGGCAGCTCAAGATGCTGAGAGAGCCGGCGCACAGGCAGATAGGGAGGACGAACTCCAGCGTATCTATGGCTCTAGCGGCTCTGGCGGTCAGGGTAGCAGAAACCCGAACAAGTACCGCAACCGTTAATTGGATTTGAGGTCTATCTCCTAAGTGCATAGGGGGTAGACCTTCTTTGAACAAGAAAGGGGGCAATTATGGCAAGAGAACCGATACCTAAAAAGGAAGATGTCCCCGCTTGGACGGAGCGACAAGAGGCTATACGGACGAACTACAAGCCCGAAAGCACAAGGACGAAAGCCGCCAAAATATTTAAGAGGGAGTTGAAGAATTGGAATAGCAAAAGTCTGGATGTGGCGGAAAGGAGATTGGACGATGTTCGTCAGATTGATTCTAGGAGCAATAGGAGGTTGAAAGAATTGTTTGATTAGGGCGGTGGAAGTCCAAGATAGCGTCAAG